CGCTATTTCTACGGTATGTACCAGTATTACAGACGGCTTTAAGAATTTACCGGGTAATTTGCTGGATATTGGAGAAGATTTAGTAAAAGGCCTTTGGAATGGTATTAGCAACGCAAAAGACTGGATTTTGAAAAAAATAAAAGGATTCGGGGACGATGTTTTAGACGGTATTAAAGACTTCTTCGGAATTAACAGCCCTTCCAGGGTAATGCGCGACGAAGTAGGCGTATTTATGGCGCAGGGTATTGGTGTAGGCTTTACCGATGAAATGGAGAAAGTAAGCAGAGATATTAACAACAGCATACCGCGCGAATTTGACGTACGCAGCAAGGTTAATGTGGACGCTGAAACGGAAACCGACGGCGGCGACTTACCGACAGTTCCGAGAGGTTCCGGCGGTGGCAATGGCGGCGTAGTGATAGTACAGCATATTCATGCAAAGAACACCAGCTACAAAGCACAGCAGAAGGAAGCTGCTAAACAGTTTAAAGACATAGCAAGAGAGGTAGTGGCTTAATGGATTACGAGAAGCTAACGTACATAAATTCCAGGGGCGAAACCCTGGAATTTAGTATTACCAGCGTTTTTCATTGTAACGTATCCAAAGACGTTACCGGGATTGCTGGTATTGATAACACGATATACAAAACCAACAGTATGGGGCAGCATGGCGACACCTACATAAGCCAGCGTTACGAAGCCAGGGACATAACCATAGTAGGAAATATTAACAGCCGGGACAAAGACCGCGTTTTAGAATTACGCCGCCAGGCAGAAAAGATTTTAAACGCCGAACTGGACGCGAAGTTAATATACACCTACTAAGACTTTGTGCGCGTGATTGACTGCAAAGTAGACGGGCGCCCGCAGTTTAAGAGCAGCAAGGTATTTATGCAGTACAGCATACCTATTACCTGCTGCAACCCGTTTTGGAGAGAAGAAGCAGAAGCGAAGAAAGATATTGCCGCCTGGGTATCTTCCTGGGAGTTTGATTTTGAGATACCCGAAGAAGGCATAGAACTGGGATACCGCGAACCGTCCGTAATTGTGAACGTATACAACGAAGGGGACGTAAAAAGCGGTATGCGTGTGGAGTTTAGAGCCGTGGGAACGGTGGTTAATCCGGTATTACTTAACGTAGATACGCAGGAATACTTAAAGCTGATTGATACCACAATGGTAGCAGGCGACGTAATAACCATTAACACAGAATACGGCAGCAAGGGCGCCACACTTACCAGGGACGGGGAAGTATTAGACTACTTCCGGCATATCGACGTAGACAGCACGTTTATGCAGCTTGCTATAGGCGACAACGTGTTTAGATATGACGCGGAAAGCGGCGTAACAGCCCTGGAAGCGACCATATACCACAATAACAAATACTTAGGGGTGTAATTATGGATAACGTAGAATTAAGAGTATACGACACAGAATTAACGCCCCTGGGCGTTATTGACGAAATGGCAAGCCTGCTATGGACGCCTACATACTGGAACGAAGGGACAGTAGGCGACCTTAAATTACTGGTACCAATGACAGCAAACAATAAAAAGCTGCTTGTAAAGGGCAATATTGTGGTATTGCACGACGGGGCAGCGGATTATACAGACGAAGCAGGAAACTGGCGCCGGGCAGCGCAGATTAGGTACAGACACATTACGAAAGACGCGGAAGGGGCAGAACAGATAGAAGTACAAGGCCACTTCCTTAAAAAGTGGCTTAGTAAGCGTATCGTACTTAACAAAATTGTAATGACCGGGACAGAACAGGAGAAAATAACCAGGATTGTAACAGAGAACCACGGAACCGGAGCCGCAGCCCGGCGCCAGTTCCAAAGGTTCGTATTACTGGCGCAGGAAGACTTAGGCGGCAGCAGTACAGATTATGCCAACGAAGACTTTATAGACGCCGGGAAGGAAGTATACAACAGGGCGCTGGCCGGGAAGCTGGGGTATGACATTTTAGTAAATGAGAATACGCAGCAGTACGGGTTTTTGCTTTACAAAGGCAAGAACTTAACCAGCGGAAACGACGAAGGTAACACGCCTTCTATTTTTTCCCGCGACTTCGACAACGTAAACGAACAGGAATACACAGAGAGCGACGAAGGCAAAAAGAACGTAATGTACGTTACCGGGGCAGCAGACGACGCCGGAACCGTGCCGCTGGTAGAAGTAGACCAGGGCGGCGAAGGCCTGGAACGCGACGAAGTGTACGTAGACTTGTCGAGCGTAAGCAGGAAATACACCGAAAACGAAGTAGAAATAACCATACCGGAAGCGGAATACTTAAAGCTGCTGGCAGCAGCGGCAACGGACGGCCTGGAAGACTACGGGGAAACGGTATCATTTACAGCCATTATTAACATAACCAGTAATCTAAAGTACGGGGAAGACTTTAACTTAGGCGACCGCGTAACCTGCATAGAAAAAAACTGGGGCATACGAATAGACGTTAGAATAACGGCCGTATGTTTGGCATATCAGAACGGCACAAAAGAAATAGAAGCGACGTTAGGCGAGAGCCTACCAACGCTTATACAGCAAATTAGGAAAGTGAGGTAGCAGAAGTATGGCATCAGAAAAGTATTTCCCTTTTCGTTCGGTATCCGGCGACAGGAAGTACAGCGCAGAAGACTGGGCGGCCTATTTTGCGTTATTCCTTAGTAACGGCGTATTTTACAGCAGCGCCGACAGGCTGAAAGTAACAGCATACGAAGGAATGAAGGTTAAAGTAGGAAAAGGCGCCGGGTTTATAGCCGGGCGTATGTATATGCTGGAAGCAGATACAACCATAACCCTGGATACTGCGGACGGAGCATTAAACCGTATAGACCGTATCGTATTACGCTGCGACTATACAAACAGACGTATAACCATTGCGGTTAAAAAGGGCAGCTACAGCGCAAGCCCTACAGCGCCGGAACTTGCCAGGGACGCAGACGCGTACGAACTGGCATTAGCGGACGTATACGTAGCTGCGGGCGTGGTAACGATTACTACGGCCAATATTACAGACCAGCGCTTAAATACGGCGCTTTGCGGTATTGTTACCGGATTAGTAGAGCAGGCGGACACACAGGAGATATTCGACGAGTTCTACGCATATTTGCAGGAGTTTAAGCAGACTACGCAGGTAGATATTGAAGCCTGGACGCTGGAACAGCAGCAGGCATATATTACCTGGTACACGCAGCAGCAGGAAGCCTTCGCAAACTGGTACAACACACATACAACAGCCTGGCAGCAGGAATTTAATACCTGGTTCGACGAAGTACAGGGAATGTTAGAAGGGGACGTAGCAACGAACCTTACCAACAGAGTTATTAAGCTGGAAGAAAGAGCCACAGCCCTGGAAAGCAACAAGGCAGAACGGGTATTACTGGACGAAGACCAGGTAGCAGCAGGAGAAGAACAGCCGCAGGGCTTTTCTTTATTCATTAAAAACGGCGCATTATGCGTTAGAAGGGTGGTATAGAAATGGAAGTAGGCGAATATTACGAAATCGCGAAAGAGAGTACCAGCCAGGAAATATTAGAAGCGGTACAGGATACAAAAGACACAGTTAAGAACTTCCACGCTGGCGGGGTTCCGCCTGGAAACATGAAGGCTGCATACGCAGCCATAGGCGACGGGAAGATAAAAGTAACATTTACAGAGCCGGACGACACGGTAATAGACGGGCAGTTAATTTGTACTGTTAAGGGCTGCATGGTTCGTATCAAAGAAGGCAGCTACCCGGAAAATGAGTTAGACGGCGACTTAGTAGTAGATAATACGGAACTGGGAAAATACAGCACGGAAGCGCTGGAAATTACCGGACTTACCAACGACGTAACCTACTACATGGCGTTCTTCCCTTACAGCGACCAGGGATTATACAACTATAACCCGGCAAACAGAAGGGAAGCGACACCGAAGGCCTACGTATTGTACGGCTACAAAATCAACAAAGCAGACAGTAACCCGGCAACACGTATTACATATACGGAAATGGCCGTAGGCATGACGCCCGCAGCTATGGACTTTGCAGCCG